TGCATAGATCTATCTACATAATTAGGTTACTTCATTCATAAATGTAAAAAAGTGTATTTATTTTCATAAAATACACATATTTTAATAAAATCATGAATAAGTTTTATATTTACTATTGCATAGTTTATATAAACGTTTATAATATAAGTGTAAAGGATAGGGAACAAAAAAAGGAACATCCACCCACGCTATAGGTTAGATCTTCCCTACTCCTTTATATCACATTAGAGCCAGTAAGGCAAAAGGAGAAAAGAAACATGAAAAAGAATATTTTATACTTATTAGAAATGGGATCGAACGACAGCAATATTAAAACGGACATAAAAAATCACCGTATAAGAGTTATCGAAAATATAGATATTATCTATAAAGGCGTAAAATATAATATGTTCTTTGAATTTACGCAAGGAATACACCGCCGTTATAGACACACCAACAAGCGCACAGGTGCAAAGCTGAAAAAAGAAGTTGAAGAAATTATTTTAAAAGATGAAATTTACATTGATACAGAATATAAAAATTCTGAAACAGATAGCACCGGACACACGTGGGTTAGCAGTTGGAGAGCGTCAGATCTTGAAGAAGAATTTTACAAGGAACATTTAGAGTACACAAAAGAAAGTATTTTGAAGATTGTAAACCGCTATAAAATAGGTGAACCATTTACAGAAGTTTGTTTAATTAAAACAACAGCCGCCGACATTATCCGTAAAAATGGAGGATATAGAGGGCTCGAAATATTAGGAGAAAATAAAGATTTTCAAACAGAAGGAAGCCACTATTTTACAATCGGCGAAACATGGACAAATGAACATAAAATCGTCAGATGTAACAAACAAGAGTGGAAGCCATGCGGCAACGGTAGACATTTAGAAGTTACAAATTTTTGTGAAGTTGATTTAATAACCAGAAAAATTACAAATTAAATGATAATCGAATTTATTAAGGAGACTATAAGCATAAACTAATTGAATAATTTATAAAATAAGTAATTGAAGAAAATAAATAAAAGAAAGAGAGAAAAAATAACATGGCAAACACAAGAACAATCGAAGGAATCCGTTACATCGCAAGAGATACGCAAAAGGTGAAAACCTGGGATAAAGTAGCCTATGCACCCGAAACAAGTGCGGTAATGGAATTATTGCGTGAAGCGATGAATAGACAAAGCAGATATATGCACGAGTTCAATATATACGAATCTGCATGTATCGACCTTGGAAAAATTGACACCGACGCATTAAAAAAGCAAGCCGAAGAAATCGCCGAACAGAACGACGACGACGAAAACAACGTATTTTATAGATTATTTTATAGCGAAATGAAAAAAATCAATCCACCTTACTCTGTAATCATGGAGCATATTTTCGATGAAGTAGGTTATTATCACCAAATACAATTATACGATGGTGCAGAATGGTACGACGATTCAGAGATTGACATTATCGATTATGACGACGGTGAAAAAGGAACATTCACAATAAAGGAAGATGAAGAATAATAAGGCGGTTTATCCGCCTTTTATGAAAGGAAAATACAACAATGAAATTGCAAATAAATGATACTCAATACATAAACATAAACACTCATTTACTCATTGCCGGGAGTTCAGGAAGTGGTAAAAGCGTTGCACTTCACGCTTTAATTTCGTCAGCGATGGAACAAGGTTATAAACTTGCTTTAATCGACCCCAAGAGAGTCGAGTTATCTTTTTACAAGAATATAAATAACCTGCTTTTACCAATTGCAAAGAATGCAGAAGAAGCAGAAAGCACGATTCAAAATATATACGATTTAATGGAATCACGTTATAAAAAGATGGATAAATTAGAACAACGTCAAAGCGAAGAAGCGCCTATATTGTTAGTTATTGACGAGTTCGCCGAACTGATAGAACAGAATAAAAAACTAATGCAAATAATCGAACGTATAGCATCGTTAGGGCGTGCCTGCAATATCCATCTTATTTTATCCACTCAATACCCTATCGTAAAATACGTATCAAATGCAATCAAGTCAAATAGTGCTCGCTTGTGTTTTCGTTGCAAGTCAAAAATGCAATATCGTATCATTCTTGAACACGTGCCAGAAAATAAAATACCTTTGTACAGTGGTATTTATCAAGGTGATGACGGTAACGAAATCATAGTAAAGGCTAGATATTACACAGATTCAGAAATCAAAGCACGATGTGAAGAAAATCAAAAGCAAGGCTTTATATCAAACCTACTAGGTCGCTAGTGGGTTTTTTAATACCCTTCATAATCTGAAATTATAAGCACTTCATACAGTGCCATTTTTAGCATGTTTTAGACGTGTTTATACTTGGATGATAATTATATCATTCTTGTAAAAATCGCTTTAAATAGACGCTATTATGGACGCCATACGATAAACTTATACATACAACCATCAATCAGATTTCAGAATCAAAAAATAGCCCTATTGCCAGGCTTAAAAGAAAAAAGGCAAAAGCCTTCTTTCTGCGACTTTCTGCCCTTTCTGCGATTTTTATTCTTCATTTTCTGAATCGATGTCGATGATGTCTGAATATCTATCTTCCAGTTCTGCCTTAGACTTCTTATCCAGTTCATTTTCTGGTCGATTGTTGATAATTTCTCTCTTATCCACCATTCCATAGAAGTTCTTGGATCTAAAGATATACAGAACCGGATTGAGCCGATTACGTAAGGCCAGTTCTGCGTCTTGTGCAGCTATGATTTGCTTAGCCTTTTGTAGCATTAATGTCACAACTTCGCCCTTTGTATTACCCGCAATCCAATTATTCATTTGTTGGTTAGTCATGCCTAACTCAAGAGCCATTGATTCAATGGTCGCCAGTTGTCCACGTTCTGCACATTTTGTAAAGAACTGATTTAATCTATCTGCACATTCTTCTGGAGTTTGAACCGGTTTTTTGTCCAGCAGTTCCAGATAATTACTAAGAACTGCGGAAACGGCTGCGTTTAGTTCTTTGTCCTTCTGTGCAAGTTTAAGATTTTCTCCACCTTTTGTTTTTGAGATTTCTTTCATACCCCTACTTTCTAGTTCTGCGTCAATCTTTTTCATAATGTAATTTTTTGCGGTCCTTCCCCTGTGGGTATATCCATCCTTACCAAACTTGTCTTTGTTATGTGGTTTATCTCCCTTTTGGAAAGTCACTACGCCATATCGTACAAGTTGATTAGATCTTGTACTTCTCCATTCTGGCAATACGGAACTTTGGCAAAGGCAATGATGTCATCGTACTGGTTTAACTGGGATGGATAGGAAGTCCAGCAATTTATTTCTGGGTTGTAAAACGCAAGTAACTTTTTGGTAGGGTTCTTTCTGCGGATTGCAACGTAGCACTGCTTGATGTTCGGTAAAGCGTAACGGGTGGATAAGAACTTGTTGTCAGGAAGCTGGTTGATATCAGTTTGAATTTTTCTAAAATCTCTTATCATACATTTCCTTTCTACGATACAAGGTAAGCCTTTAAATTCATTTCTTATACAGAATGAGTATTTTATCGTTCTACATCAAGAAACGAAAATAAACGCTACACTTCATACCTTAAAATCAATTTTTGGTTCTGTTCATCTTTGCAAATTGCAAAACAAGCGTTTCTGCCAATTTATGTTGTTCTGTTTCAAGAGCCGATACTCTATCTGCCAAAGACTGCATACCAAGAGTTTGAATGTTCTCTTGTTCTTTGAGTTTGATTACATGAAATACTGCACTTTCCAAAGAAGAATGCCATGCAATATCTTCTCTGCGTTCTTTTCTGATTCTTGAAATACAGTAACTGTATAGGTCGTACCAGATATAATAACCATCTTGGCAATCAATACATTCTGGTAAGTCTTTAGGTTCTCTTTGTTTAATTTCTAAAGCCATAAATAATTCTCCTTTCTTTTTCACGTACAAGGTAAGCGATTTAAAGCGATGTTTTTACTGGGATGAGTATTTTATCATCCTAACCAGCGAAACGTCTCTAACGTTTCATTATCAGCCTTAAATCAAATATTAGTACCTTTAGCAAGGCTTGGTTCTGTCATATTTCAGAGATATCCACGAATATCCCTGTAGTCTTTGAATGGATCTTGATGGTCTGTTCATCCACCACTTGTTGGTCGCCTTTGTTAAACCATCCACGATTTGCCATAACGTCTTTGAGTTGCTTAATCAGATTATCCGTATCTGGTTTGGTGGTTTTCGGTTTACCATCCTTCTGCTCGATATCGTCACCTTCTGGAAAGCACCAGATAGTTTTCAATTTGACTGCACCTTGCAAACCACGATGTACCTTTGTTTCAACTTTGGTATCTAAACTTCTTGCCAGGTTCAATTCCTTTTGAGAAGGCACATCAAACTTTACTGGGATGAGTTTATCAAACTTAGACAAAGCGTCATCCAAAGTCTTTTTTGCTTTAGCTGCCCTTTCGTCCAAATATACCGCTCCAGTTTTCGTATTAAACTTTTTTTCTTGAGCAGTCGAAGTCGGCACATGTTTCATTGCCATGAAGAATGACTTATGAAACTTTGTGCCACTCTCTTTTTTAATCATAAAACTTTTTTTCTATCCTTTCATCAAAAATTTTAATTTGTGAATTTTTTTAATTTTTAAACTTTTAATCATTTTTTGTTAGGGGGTACAGTTCGCCCCTTAGTCGTTAGTCCACCCTATATTCACGGGAAGTTAAAACCCGTGATATTGGGGTGGTGACGACTACGCGGGTAGGGAGTATACGACCGAATAATATATAAGCGTATTATCCCCCCACTGGGTAATACGAGAATTTACTGTAATACCTACCCCTAGGGGGTAATTAGGGGGTAATACACATTACCTACTAGGGGATATTACAGGGGGGGTAATTACTGTAGTACCCCCTTATCTAATATCACCAGACTTCATCATCTTCATCGTTGGTAATATCTGCTTTAATGACTTCGGAAGCCAGGCTTTCACCTTCACCACCACTACCATGTGAAACGATTTCAAAGCCATTTTTCTTCAACAATCTCTTAAATGCGTTCTTATTTTCTGCGTAAGTACCACCATATAACTTTGCCATTTCACTTGTTTTTACGTATTCAGATTCACCATTTTCTACCTTTTCGGCTAACGTTTGGTATGCACTTTCTAACTTAACGGCTACTGAATTTTGACGTTTTGCATTAAAACTTGATATGTTTTTCTGGTTAAATACAGCTGCACTTTCTGGTTCATATTCACTCAAAATGCCTTCACTATCTACATAATGGATTGGATATCTGTTCCAAATATCGGTAGGCTCTAGTGGTTTAAATTCTCTTAATGTGTACTCAATTCTAAGCGGTATTCCCTTGGCTTCTACTAGGCTTTCTGGTACATCTAACTCTGTTACTGTAAGGATAGCGTCTGGATCACGTGCGAATACACCAGACCCACTTGCTCTATCGATGGACTTCTTACCACCTTGGAAACCCTTTGAGAAGTGATGGCAATAAATAACACTACAATTCAAAGCATTGGCAATAGCGTCAAACTGGTTGCAGAACGCAGCCATATCTCCAGCCTTGTTTTCATCACCATTCATAACCTTGTAAATGGGATCTATGATAACTGCAATGTAGCCTTGTTTCTCACATCGTCTAATGAGTTTCGGTGCAAGTCTTTCCATCGTTGTAGCATGTCCACGTAAATTCCATATATCGATGTTTTTTGCGTGGTTTCCTACGTTCATTCCAAACGCTTTATATACTTCGCTGATACGATTGATACATGACGCTCTATCAACTTCTAAATTGACGTATAAGACTTTGCCTTGCTTGCAACGTTTCCCCATCCAATTCATGCCTTCTGCAATTGCATACGCTAACTCAATGAGCATGAATGATTTACTGGTTTTACTAGCACCACTGATAAGCATTTTATGACCTGTTCTAAGTACACCTTCTATGAGTTCATCTGCTAATTGTGGTGGGTTTTGCAATAGCGTTTCAAGGTTCTCAAACTCTGGTAGATTGTCTGAAATATCTTCGATATATTCTTCCCATTCTTCCCATGAACCTTTACCGATGTTTGTATCGATAATGAATTGATAATTGCCATTACGCTCAAAGCCTGGGAAACGTGATAATCTACTAGGGTTTTTGTTTGCTTTATCTAAATCAAAGCCATTCTTTTTACAAATACCATATAAATAATCAACACGTTTCTTGTATTGAATTTCGTTAAGTGCGTCTACCCTTACGATTGCATGGATTGACTTGTTACCACTGTACATCATAACTGCAATTGGTAATTCTAACTTGCGAAGCAATGCACTCTGTACACCGATATCCATGTTGTCACTCTCAATCAGTGCATAACGATATTCTGATACGTTTTTGTCCTTAACTCCTGTACCATCCAATGGATTGAATCTGATCCATGCTCCTGCTTTAGCGTTGTAATCACCGAACGTAGCACCAATATCTTTTGTCTTATGCAATTCTTCTAAAAGCTGCCCACATGTTCTACTGTAATTACCACTATCGTATGGAATCATCTTTCCGTTTTCTAACTCACGTGACTTTACACAATATCCCACATGGTCGTCATTGTTGAATAACGTTGTTAAATACGTTTCGATTTCTTTGATTGGTTGCCAGGTAGCCTTATTAGGGAACTTGATGTCATCACGTTCTAGCCATGACCTATCAACAACATAATCAACATCGTAAATTTCATCGTTCCAATTTAAAGCATGTCCGCCATAATCACAACTGTTTTTGTAGCCGTTGTCTACGGCCATTTTGAACAGTGTCTTTTCTGTTATTCCAGAATCTTGAAAACTTACCCACTTGTTCCATGTTTCGCCTTGCACGTATCTTGCACTATCACGCTTGGACCAACTATCCCATATATCACATGTTGCTCCAGCGTCTTTTAGTGCCATACCAACTTGTAACCATTCAGAATAATCCAAACGTGCTGGATCAATGTATTGCAAGGCTTCTTTGATTTCTTCAATATCCGCCATTATTCTTCATCCTTAAAGAGTTTTGTAAATTTATCATCAAACTGTGTAACCATTGATAACGCAAGCACTACTTTCTCCAATCTTACAAGTCGATTTTGCAAACTACCGATTGCAAGCATTTCGATGAATGCTAATACAAATAAACTAACTATTGCGAAAATCATTGTTTAACTCCTTTCTCAATGTATCTTCACTGATTTTTAAATCTATGATTTGTTGAGCAATCGTATTGAGTACTTTTATTTTTCCCATGCACTCATATTCGACTGTTCTTTCGTATGTATGCTTTTTGACTTTTTCAACAAACATTTTTTCCTTGTTTATAATTCTTAAAACATCTTCCAACTTTACATACGATTCTGGAAAGAACTCTGTTTCTTTTCCGATTGAATCTTCATATACGACAATCATTGTTTTTGACTTCTTTCCTGCAGCTCTTTGTACTTCTTTAAATACCAGATTGCCTTATCGATGTCTTGAATACCATCTTTATCATTTGTTCTCCAAGTGTATTTGAATGCACATAGCAAGCAGAAATTCATTGTGGCTTCGATTCCGTAAATGCTTTCCATTACTGCAATGCATTCATACTGTCCTTGATTGTAATGATTAGGATGATTTACCTGTTCTTTTCGTGGCATGCATAATTGAATATTAGACATATCACCGCAAACACTACCCATATTGTTATTACTGTTACTACTTTCCATACCATTGTTACTATCCCTTTCTAACTCGTGACTTAATGTAAATGCTCCAACGATAACGATTATGTAAATGATGATTAAAATTCCTGTCATTCTACATACTCGACTCCAAGTTCTGCTAACTTTTTGATGTATTCTTCTTTTTCGGAATTAAGTTTTTGAATAATTACATCAAATATTTCTTTGGAAAAATCTTGGCCAAAACATAAACGCTTACTTTCACATGAAATTTCAGCACATAATTTATCACTTTTAAAACGTTCTACAGTTTCAATCCTGTAGTTTAAATTAACTATTTCACCAAGCATTCTATTCACTTTGTTTACATCACTTGATTTCATCATTCTGCTTTTCTAACCTTTCTTTTAATCGTTCCACCTTTTTTATACGCATTAAGCCAACTTCTTCACCACTAATTTTGTATAGTAGTAACATTTGATCCAGCATGATTAGCACATCTGCCATTTCTTCAACTAAGTGTTCTCGATTAAGTTTCCCTCTAAAGTCCTTGCAGATTTCTTTTGTGAGTTCGCTCATCTCTTCGATAGCCATAAGTTTCTGTGCTCTTACACCATACGTGTCTATGGCTTGCTTATATGTATCAATGATTTCTTTATGATTCATTATTCTTCGCTCCAATCTAGTCTTTGACCACAAACAATGCAGTACCGTGGACTGACTTCTCTTGCTATACTGCGCTCACAGTTAGGACATACAATCCGTTTTGCTGCTTTTTGTATAGGTTTCTTTGGTGTATCCTTATCGACCAATTCTTGTAAGGTTTCTAATTGTCGTTTTGCATTATACTTTTGCAATTTTTTATATTTTTGCGATTGTGCATAATAATATCGAATGTTCAATAACGCTTCTTGATATTTATTCACTCGAAAAATCCTCCCATATAAAGACAAAACATGATTATTCCAAAAGAGAACAAACTCGCCCAAAAATTATATTTGCTTTGCTGCCCATGTTTCGCTAAAGTTATGCCTAAACTAAGCGTATATAACGCAACAACTACTATTGACCATATATTCATTCTTCCACCACCTCATACGTTTGCTTGAAGATATCCGGCTTGCATGGGTAGAACTCACCCTGTACACCTTTGATGATGTAATCACCATCAGTAACTTTCATATGCCCCTCTAATGTCTTGACGTAATATTCATTATCATGTGGGTTGTAATCTAATACTCCACAGAAACTTAATGCTTTTCCGATATGCTCCTTGTCGTATTTAATTGCTTCCACAATTACTGGTTTCTTTCTGTATTTCATAATCCCAACTCCTCTAATGTGTATCCCCTGTTTTCTTCCATACCTTTGTACATTGTTCCTTTTGTAAAGAATGGAAATGGGATATTATCATCTTCCAAGTAAATTTTTAAAAATTCTATTTTTCCACAATCTATTTTCTTAACGTATCCCACTTTTTTCCTAAACGGCTTTATTACTGCTGATAAATAAGCCTTTTCAACATCATCAAGAACGGGTGGTTTATATTCTGCTTCTAACCATGCATTATATGCACTTGTACCAGTTTCACTTGGCTTCATTTTCTTTGAAAAAATAATGCTATCATCACGTTTGACTTTTACAGTAAAAAGTCTTTTCTTAAACATCAATGGTGTCCAGTCTATTTTTAATGTGTTCAAATCATATTTTTCTTTGTTCTTCATATTCTTTACCATTTCTTAACTTTCTGGTGTAACGTTTCTAAACCATCATATTCGTCAATTTCGTATTCCATACCGTCTGGAATATCGACGACAACAAGTTTAGAAAAAGGACTGTTTGCTCTCTCACCAAGTTCTTCAACAACTTCTATCAATACTGGATCTTCTCTATGATTGTTGCGTAAATTCAAGCAATATTCGCTGAAATTATCATTAGATAAATCAATATAATCTCCAAAGTCTTTTGTAAAATTGATAGTGAATATTGAACTGCCTGTATCAGTTTTCTTATATACTGGTTTATCGTTTTTAAATTCCAACTTATATGCGAATAGTTCTATACCTTTTTTCTTTGCATACAATTCATACGCTTCTTGCGATACACCGAAACCGCCATAACGTTTATTTAATATAACTTTCATAGCCCTAAGTCCTTTAAAGCAATAAGGCTTTCAATATCTTCTTCGATAAATTCAGCCGAACAGTTTAACTCATAATCTAAAACGAATTTTCCGTACGACCAACGTACAGCAATATATTCACCATTTTTTAATTTCAATAAATATTTTTCATTCTCAACAAAAGGGAATGGTTTTAGTAATGATGTCTTTGTTGTCTTTTCTTCTGCTTTTGTATTAGTTGTTTTCTTCATATTATTTATCCACCTTTACATCTAGCAGTCCGCTTTGTAATACTTCTGGCAAGAAATGAATTTCGTATGCACTTCTTGATACATCAGCACCGCCAACATCTTCCATGACGTATGTTGTGTCATCGTTTAAGTAAATGATGTGCTTGTAATACGTTTCGCCATCTTTTACAAGTACATTCAATTCCTTTGTGTCTTTATCTGTTTTAATACTCATTACACCAGTCATTTGCATTAAGACTTTATCTGTACGTGTGTTAAAAACAGTGATACGTCTTGTGATATTGAAACTATCTGCATCTTCTGTAATGTTGTATCTTACTTTATCTGCTTGAGTACATCCTGTTGTAACTAATAGTGTTACTAATGCTAATGTTTTAATTATTTTCTTCATAAGTTTTCCTTATCCTTTCGCCTATTTCTTTTGCTATTGGTACGGACAATCCGTCACCAGCTGCTTTATAAATTTGACTGTCTGATATACCTGCTTGTATTAGTTTGTCTGAGTATTCATCAGGTACACCTTGAAGTCGCATACATTCTTTTGGTGTGAGTTTTCGTATTACGTATTCTTCTCCATCTTGGATAAATACGCCATGTATATCTTGCTTTGTCAGAGTAAACATTGGCTCGCCATCTTCTTTGAAACGTCTGCCATTTTGTCTTTTCTCTATCCTATCTGGTGTAATGCATGCTTTGACGATTACACCTTGATTGCATGACCTATCCAGTGTTTGTGCAACTTCTTTTCCAACTCTACCCCTACGTGTTGTTGAGTTAGGGAAAGCCAGGTTGATTGAATCGCCAATCGTTGCTTTCTCGTACCCCCCCATCGTTGCAGATTTAACTAATACATGTGGTTCTCTTTCACCACCTTGCATTGTGTTTAAGCAAGGCGATAAGCCTTTACTGTCATATACTCTATATGCACTTGGATTTTCTCTTTTATTGCTTTCAATTCTTCCAATTTGCACGATTTTCGGTTCTTTATAATCAGTTGCAGTAAGGCAACCCATTAAGCCATCATCACCATAAATGTATTTTCGTTGTTGTATTTTTTTGTTTGGATCAGTTGAGCCAACTATGTTTATTTTTGTATTACTATCCTTTCCATCTGTGCTTGTGATAGGTAGTATTTGCTTGCTACCACTGGTTCTAAGATGTCCGATAGTGTACACTCTTTCCCTATTCTGCGGGATTCCAAAATCTTTTGTGTTGAGAGTCTGCCATTCGACGTCATACCCCAATCCATCCATTGCAAGCAATATGGATAAGAAATCCCATCCGTTATTGCTTGATAACATTCCCTTAACGTTTTCATAGACCAACCATGTGGGCTTATCTTCTGCTTTTTCTTCGATAAGCCTGAATACTTCACCGATAAGGCTGGATCTATCCCCCCCCAGTCCTTTTCTAAGTCCTGCGAGTGAGAAGTCTTGGCATGGTGCTCCAAAGAACCAAACATCTGCTCTTGGAATGTCAGCTGCTCGTACATCTCGGATGTCGCAGCCTTCTGGTTTATTTCCATGTATGATTTCATATTCCTTTCTTTTGTGTTTATCAAACTCGCAAGTGTACACGCATTTGAATCCTGCTTGTTTCATTCCCATGCGTGCCATTCCTACACCTGCGAATAGGTCGATAAATGTTAAATCTTTCATTTGTTAATCACCTTGTTGTCATCTGTGTAATGGTCCAACTTGTATTGCATTTTGCGTTCCAAATTATCATTTTTTGCATGCAATCCTAAGTTCTCACGCTCCAGATGTTCAACTATCTCTGATATTCTTACCGGAGATACCTTATAGAGCCTGTTTTCAAGCGTTTTAAGGCACTCTAAGTGAGAGTGTGGAACATTCTTCATGTAATCTTGAATCAGTTTCAAAACGTCTGTTTTGCGCATATATTCATGAGTGTTCATTTTGCATTTTTCTTTCGTTTATTTCTCTCTCAAATAATTGATAGAGTTTACCCCTTTCAAAAGAAAGTCGCATGATTGCATGCAAATATGGTTCTTGCACTTCATCGAATTTTGTCATAGTGCCCGTTATTGCGTCGTCAATCATGCGTAGTCTTTTGAACTGTTCGTTTATTTCACGCTTTATCCTTTCATCTCTTCTCATAATTCTTGCCCTTCCAAAGAACTTGGCAGGTATGTTGATGGATTGAGTCCTTGTGGAACTCTCCATCCACTGTAAGATATGCGACTAATCATCTTGTTTGCTTCATCCATAGTCCACATACCAACATGTTTGAAACCATATCTTTCTAACAATCTGATTTGCTTTGGAGAACTCAATCCTGCACTTCTTCTATTTGCAATCTTGTTTAGAAGTAGGTTTGCTTTTCCTTGCGTTTCAATCATGTCGAATGATATTCCATACTCGCTTAATGTTTTGATTTGCTTTTCTGTTGGTGGTAAGCATTCCCATCCAAGCTGCGGTACGTAGTTGATTAAGTCTTTATCTTGTATGCTCATCTCGTATTGCAATGGATCTACAAGTCTGGACTTCTTCTTACGCATTGCTTCAAGTTCTCTAGCAAGTGCTTCTTCACGCTCTGTAACAACATCGCTTTCTGCTTGTGTTTCTGCTTCCAACAAGTCCACCAGTTCTCCACTTTCGTTGATGTTGTCAGTCATCTTCTTTGCAACATCTGGAGTTCTACAAATGATATTTGCGGGTCTGCATAAATCTAATCTGTCAGTCAGCCATAAGAAGTCGAGTATCAGCAGTTCTTTTTTACCATTGAATAATCTAGTTCCACGGCCCACTGCTTGTGCATACAAACTTCTAACCTTTGTAGGTCTTAGCATGATTACACAATCAATGGATGGCTCATCGAAACCTTCAGTCCAAAGCATAGAGTTACAGATAACGTCATATTCACCCTTAGCAAACTTCTCTTTTGTTTCTTCTCTATCTTCGCTTTGTCCATTGACTTCATGTGCCTTGAAACCACGTTGTATTAGTAACTGTGTAAACTTCTTGCTCGTGGCTATAAGTGGCAAGAATACAAGCGTTTTTCTTCCCTTGCAGTATTCCATCATCTTGTCTGCAATCTGGTCTAAATAAGGGTCTAACGCAGTTCCTACGCTACTTGCACTATAATCACCTGCTTGTACTTCAATTCCTTTTAAATCAATTTCTAGTGGTATCGTTTGTACCATGATTTTTGACAAGTACCCTTTGCGTATTGCGGTTGCTAATGAGTATTCGTAAGCAACGGATTGGAATACTTCTCCAAGTTTTCTGTTATCTGCTCTATCAGCAGTTGCAGTAACTCCAAGTATCTTTGCTTTATCAAAGTAATTGATGATTGTTTGATAACCACCAGTAACACTATGGTGTGCTTCATCAATAACGATGGTGTCAAAATAATCTTTACTAAATTGTGATAAACGTTTTTCTTGTTGTAATGTCTGAACACTTGCAACTACCACTCGATTCCATGTTCCTACGGATGTACTTTGTGCTTTTTCTAATGCAGCTTGTAAGCCGGTTGTTTTTTGCAGCTTGTCGCTTGCCTGGTCTAATAACTCACTTCTATGTGCAAGCACTAATACACGTTCTCCATTTTCAACGCAACGTTCAATCACTTTGGAGAAAACAATAGTTTTTCCATATTAACCGCACCCTGTTGGTAATACCAACAAGGTGCGACTGTTTCCTTTCTGCCATTCGTCAAATATGGACTCTACTGCTTCTTCCTGATAATCTCGTAACTTTATTTCAGCCATTAAAACCAACTAGATTTTTGAGTGGTTTCTTCTTCCTGTGGAAGGAACTTATCAATCTGCATATAACCCTTTTCGTTATGTGAAAGAGATAATTTGCCAGTCTTGCCGATAACGTTCCAATCCATCTTTAATGGTTCATCCTTCTTCATTAAACCGATACTTCTAAAGAAGTTGCATAGCAAGCCTTTAGTACGTGTGTGTAAGATAAGTAATGAATTTACCTTAGCCTTTTGGTCACTTCCGTTTGGATCTTTGATTTCAACATATACTTTTACTTGTGGACATGGCTCTTTAATTTTGCTTGTTGGCTTAGGTTCATAATGTCCACGTTCTAACTCAACAACCTTGTAGTCGTATGTTCCGTCTGGTAAATCAAGGTATGTTTCTTTAATTTCACTGTTCCAATCTAATGCACCTTCGTATGTGTTTGTTGTATTTAATTCGCTCATTTTATTTTTCTCCCTTTTCTGTTTTTAATATGGCAACTCTCTTTGAGTTTTGATGTAGTTTAGTGGTTCATCCCACTTGGTTGTTAGGAACTCTAAGTATTCTTTAGGGTAATTGCTTAATGGTGTGTTCTTTGTCACGATTCCCTTTGATACTGTAAAGTCCATGATTTCTGACGGTTTAACATTGTCAGCCTTCATTAAATCGACTAATGCTTTCGGTAAGATTTCAAGCTGCTTTAATTCTTCTTCTGTGTAAGCCTGTGCTTGATATACTGTCGTAACGTTTAATTCTTCCGTAGGCTTAGCCTGGATAGCTGCCTTGCCATCACCAAGCGACATGAGTTCGACTTCCACTGGTTGTTCATTCTTCGGTTCTAACTTGCCACCTTGTACTTGATTCATTTTGAAGATGTGTTCAATTGACTTGAAATCAAGTGGTAATTCGTTGTCTAAACCGAAACGATTTTTAGCGTCATACGCAGGTGAATGCGTTGTGTACATACAACGTTCACCACCATAGCCATGTTTCTTCTTGTCCTTGTTTTCAATGACTTGTACTTTGTAATTGCAGAACAGAATCATGTCGGCCCATTCCTTTAGGAATGAAGCCGTACGTTGAGTTGTCTTTGCACCGAGTTTTAACTCATAGCGTGTGTAACTTCCGTCACCTAATGGACTATCGAAGTTCTTTGTTTTTGCGTGTGCAAGAATTGTAATATTGATACCTTTATTGACTAAGTCTTGGAAGAAGTTAAGCAGCTTTCCTACTAATTCATCCAACTTTGAATAGCCTTCACCATATCCAAAATCTTCTAATGATTGTTTGTTGCTCTTTGTACATAATTCATCAGCAATCATCTGCTCAACCTTGTCGAATGTATCAATAACAATCGTTTGATACTCGCCACTAGTTGCAATGTCGTTACATTCATCAACTAGCATTGCAATACTCGTAGGTGTTGGATAACGTTCTACAAAGTTGTACTTGTCTGTACTACCTTCTGTATCTAAGAAAACTGCTTTAGGAAACTTACTTGCTAGTGTTGATTTACCTACACCTTCTACACCATAGATAAGTGTTTTGATTCCCTTTCCGAATTGAATCCCTTTATTCACTTGGTATTTCCCCATTTAAAACCATTCCTTTCTATTCGCTTCTGCTGGTTTCTCGAACGTGTCAGCAGTCTTGTTTCCTTCTTTATCAACTGAATATCCATCTTCGATAAAGATTGAACACTCATCTCCAGTTGATACACGTGTTGCGATTGCTTGTAAGTCGTTATCCTGTAACCACTTGCCAAACTCGTTCATGGTATCGATGTCCATCTGCTCGAGTTTGTCTAAGAGTACGAAACCGCATTGTGGATTGGTCTTACGTACAATGGCAGTTGCAACTTTAAGTTGGTCCGAGCCGGACATGTTATCCCACTTTTGTCCTTTATAAATTAGTTCACCATCTTGTACTGATAAGTCATCCAGTGGCATTTCAACTCCATTCAGAAGTTCCATACGTGCTTTACGTACTTCTTCAATCTGTGTTGTTAAATCCCCATATTGACGCTTGTACTCATCGGCTTCTTCTTGTGCACGTTGCTTATTTAAGTTGTCTCTTACCTTTGCATTTGTGGAATCGATATTTGCAATGCTTTCTTCAAGTTCAGCAGTCGATTCATCCTGTAAGTCTTTTGCGTTCGTATTTGCGATTGATAACTTCTCCATCAACTCTGCAAATTGTTCATGCATTGCGTTCAACGTCTTTTGTGTTTCTTCGATACGTTGTTCCAATAACGCCTTTTGTGCTTCAAGATTATTTACTTGGCTACGCAATTCTTGATTTCTTCCATTGCGTGCCAGAATTTCTTGTTGTTGTTGGATGAGTTCAGCAGCACTTACGATTTCTTCTGGAACACCATCCCATTGGACCATTTCATCTGCGTACTTCTTCTTCTGGTCTGCAATACGACCGATTTCTGTACGGCGGTTATATAGTTCAGATTCTTGCTTATCGAAAACTGATAACTTGTCTCCTACACCGATAATCTGTAATAAAATCTTTGCCTTGGTGTTTTTATCTGCTTCCATGAACTTTGGTAAGTCCAATGCGAATTGAGAAATGAAACCATCCAGTAACGATTGATTTCCCTTCTGACCGCTAGGATCTGTGACCTTTAACGTTCCATTCTTTCCTAAGCGTTCAACTACCATCCCATTCGATAATTCAATATGTAATTGTGGCTCAACTAGACTTCCTTCACGTTGTGCTTGTGATGGCTTGTATTTTGCACCACCTAAGGCCCACGCAATAGCGTCTAGTACGCTTGTTTTACCTTGGTTGTTCTTTCCCCCAACCACAGTCAAACCACTTGCTGTAGGCTCTAATTTAACTGCCTTAACGCGTTTCACGTTCTCTAGTTCTAAACTGTTGATTTTTACTGCTTCTTGCTGTTCTGGATGTAATGAAGCGTCCATAAACAACGTATCTTGTTCATTCATTTGTTTCTTCTCCTTCTTCCTTTTCGATGTGCATTTCATTTGCTAATGTAATGATTGCTTGCATAAATTCTTCCTTTGGTACTGTTACTGTTGTATATCCTTCATTTGGAGAACCAAGTGTAATCAAGAAGTGATTGCTAACTTGGTTTGAGATAATCAAGTTGTTATTGTTGTTACAACTGAATGTAACTGCTAGTCCTTTTAATTTATTCATTATCTTTTACCCTTCTTTCTAACATCGATATTTGTAATTTGCATGAATATATCTGCGTCAAAATTAGGTAGGCTCATAACTGTTTCTTTTTCATGATCACACAAGAAGTCGTCCCACCATTCTTGCGGAGACTGCATAGGTTTTACGGCTTCTAAATATCCACCAGTTGTCTTATAAGATGGGTTTTCTTTTTTCTCTTTTTTAGACATCTCATATTCATGTACCCATTCAACGCTTCTGTGTGGATAGCGGTTCATAATGTATGCTGCGTCGCATGTTTGCCAATCCCGTAAAGTCATGTTAGATGGCTTGTTGAACATAGAGATTTTTGGCTCTTCTTCGTCTGTATTGAATACTCCTATGGAGAAGTTGGAACTGTTCCAATCTCCTACATTGTTATTTCCGTAATTGAAATCTCCTGTATTTCTATCACCGGTATTGCAATATCCGGTATTATAATTTCCAATATTGCTATTGCCAGTATTGGAAATTCCCCTATTGTGTGTTCCTATATTTGCGTCGCCGATGTTGAAACTTCCTGAATTGAGAGTACCCACGTTAAAACAGCCTGTGTTTTCGCTACCTAAATTCGAGTTTCCAGCGTTACGGTTTCCGTCATTGCAGTTACCGGTATTTGAGCGTCCTTTGTTATATGCTCCTGTATTTACCATTCGCAAAACTTCTTCCCATGATATTTCACGAACGATTTTTATTTTGTTTGTACAACATTTGCGAATTCCTTTGTCAATTTCTCCATAGGCTTCAATTTCAGCCACTTTATTTTTTGGGTCGAAATCGTAATAACTGAAACAATTTGCTAAAATTTCGCAGAAATGGAAACCCCTATTACAACATGTAGGAAGTCCATCCATTTCGTAACTTTTTCCAACTTCGTATTGGAAACCTAAACATTTCCAATTTGGATTGAAAACTTTGTATCCTTTCATCATCCCTTCTCCTATAAATCGATTCCTACAACGTGTAGGAATACTGTTACAAACATGCATGCATACATACCGAACAATGCAACCTTAAATAGGCTTTCTTTAAGACTTGAGATTTCCATTTCCGTTACCCCCAAACATCTTCTTGATGAAATCTTCCATGCTATCTGGAACATCAACATTCTCTTCGTTTTCTTCTTCGGATATATCGCCAACAATGAGTGCAACTGTAAAGGCTTCTCTTAGCTGCTTATTGTCTTTGATACTCTTTAGCAAAGCATTTAATTCTCTGGAAATGTCTACTGCATTTCCTTCAATACGAACTTCAACATCGTTTTCTCTTGCAGTTAACTTAATCATTTTTTCTCCCCCCCTTTTAGATTTCGTTTGTGCCTTCAATCTTCGACACTTTGTAAGTTGTTAAACTGTTGAAGTATTCGCCAACATCTGCAATAGTCAATTCTTTGCCACGCATTTCTGCTGGTAGGTTTAAATCAACGGACGTGATTGTGTTTGCTAATGCTGCAAGATGTAGTGGTAATACGCCATAAACGTCTTTTCCTTTAACATCTTCTGCGGTTGCGTGTTCAATCACTTTGTCGAACTTGATTCCTTGTTGAGTTAAGAAATCTCCTAACGCCTTGTGTCTTGTAATTAAAATTCTTTCCATTTTCTTTTACCTTCCTTTTCTGTTAAAATGGAAGTGATGAATTTAATCATCACTTGAGCACTTGCTACCCTTCGAAACGGCTTGTGCTTTTTTTCTTTTCCAATCTTCGAATCGTGCCTTGTACTCTGGACTCTTTTTCATTTCAGTTATCGCCTTGAGTGCAAGGAAGTTGAGTGAATCTAAATCTGCTTGCTTAATCTGTTCAATGTTTATCACTCCTTTTTTTGTTTAATCGACTTAACTATTCTGGTAAAAATAAAGAAGAAACTTTGACATCTAAAGCATTTGCAATCTTTGATAGTGTATCGGTTAGCATATTTACTGGTTTTTCTTGCTCTAACTTGCTGATAATGGATCTTGATACACCAGATTTTTCAGACAATTCTTCTTGTGTCATTCGTTTCTCTTCTCGCAATTCCTTAATTCTGTATTTCATCTTCTCTCCTTTCACAACGTCTATGTTAAGTCGGCTAAACAACTTTGTCAAGCCCACTAAACAAAAATATTTGAAAAAATGTTTAATCCGTTATACAATCAAGTCACAAAAGGATGGTAAATTATGGCTAAATATTTGGGAGATATTATAAAAGAATATCGAAAATCACATCGTATGAGCATGGACTCATTTGCAGAAAGAGCAGGATTGAGCAAACCTTACATCTCTATGTTGGAGAAGAACTTCAATCCTAAATCAAGAAAAAAGATTATCCCTACAATAGATACTATTTCTAAATGTGCAAAAGCAATGAATATGGACTTTGATGAATTGTTTAATGCACTAGGAACACAAACTATATCTACAAGCCTTGTACCAGTAAATGAATCATCCAACATCGTAAACATTCCATTATATAAACCTAATGAAACTATACTGGATCTATTCCAACAACATAGAGAATACTCCCGTTGTGCATTACCTATGGATAAACTCAACCCAAACAAAGAATACTTTGGAACGATTGCACGTTTTGACAACAATATAGATGTAGGAATACATAAGAATGATTATTTAATATTTGAAAAAACAGATACCCTAAAGAATGGACAATTAGGATGTTATGTTTATAATGATTATTTCTATATCGGAAGATATTACCAATATGGGCAAGATATTATTATTGTATTTGCAAGTGAACACTATCAGCCTATATACGCTAATGAGATTAGCCATTTCCAAATATTAGGAAGGCTTTGCACTGTAATTACTAGTTACGATGAATAATGAATTTAAACGTGTTTTATGGTTAAAAACAGTAAAAATGAGTCAAAAGTATCGTTTATCGTGGTTTTTAAATAGTAATTATACGTTGAAGGGTTAAAAAGGAAACAATATGAAAGAACTTATACCAGCCGTTATATATGCACGATTTTCTTCATCTGGACAACGTGAAGAATCTATCACTGGACAATTAAGAGATTGTAAAAGATATGCAGAAAACCACGGCTTTGAAATAATAAATGAATATATCGATGAAGCAAAGACTGGAACATCTGATAATAGACCATCATTCCAGAAAATGATTAAAGATAGTGAAAGCAAACGTTTCAACGCTATCATCGTATGGAAGTTGGATAGATTCGCTCGTAACAGATATGACAGTGCGATATATCGTGCACGTTTGAAGAAGAATGGTGTAAAAATATACAGTGCTATGGAAAACATATCCGATAGTGCAGAAGGTATTATCATGGAAGGTTTGATGGAAAGTATGGCAGAGTACTACAGTGCCAACTTATCTGAAAATGTAAAACGTGGTAATCGAGAAAGTGCTTTGCAGCTAAAAACAATAGGTAGAAGAGTTTTTGGCTATTCAAAAAGCGAAGATGACCATTACATCATCAATGAGACCGAAGCCACGGTAGTACGTAGGATATTCAAAGAATATACCAGTGGTAAATCAATCCAAGATATCATAAAAGACTTAAATAATGATGGTATCTTGAATAGTAGAAACAATCCGTGGAATAAGAGTTCGTTGAATACCATTTTAGCAAGTGATAAGTATATAGGAACATATCGTTTTTTGGACTATGTTGTACCCAACGGAATGCCTGCAATTATTTCTAAGGAAACATTCGAAATTGCTCAAGATATAAAAAAGAGACATAAGCAAGCACCTGCACGATCACGTGATACACGTTACCTATTGACTGGTAAATTGTTCTGCGGTCATTGCGGAAGTACAATGACTGGTGAATTTGCTAATAGTCAAACTGGAAAAAAGTATTATTATTATGCATGTTGCAAGTCAAAGAAACATAAGTGCGATAAGAAACGTGCTAAAAAAGATTGGATAGAAAATATAGTTGTTGCAGAACTGCTAAACCAACTTAATGATTTAACGTACATCGACCAACTTGCGGACCGATTCATGGAGTATCAGAAGAAACAACAAAGTGATGATTCAGAGTTGAAAGTATTGCAAGATAGATTGCATGGTGTAAACAAGTCACTAAGCAATATGGTAAAGGCTATTGAAATGGGTATCATCACCCCAACCACTAAAGCACGTACGGAAGAGTTGGAAGAACAGAAACGACAACTCCATACGGCTATTGAGCAATTAAAGTTCTCCAAGCCACCTATGATAGAACGTGATGAATTTCTATTTTGGATAGATACCCTAAAGCAAGATACTGGTAACTATGATTATAAAGAAAAACTGATAGATACATTCCTTAATGCGGTTTACTTATATGATGATGGATATATCGATATAGGTACAAATCTTGTTAAAGGAACAAAAAGAATAGAGAGTTCGACTTTAGTAAGGTTGAGTACACCATTCAAATTAGAAATAAGCCCTTTATTTAAAGGGTTTTTATTATGTTTTAGTATATTTGGAGAACTTTCTAGAGAACTTTGAAGTAAACCCAATGAGATGCTCGGTCGCATAATTCTCTTTAACAATATATCTAGCTAGAGGTTATGTTCTTCTTTGTACATAGCATTCATGAATTCCTTTTGGTTTGAATTACATTCTTCGTACGCATAGTTTCAACATAGATACTGAGATATTCCGTATTCATGCAGCAACTCTTTTATTTACTGTTAGAAAAAAACTTATTTAGTTTTTGGTACCTTTCTCTCAGCTCTTCTTTACTTAATTCATCTCTAAGTTTAATGATATAATT